AAACCTTGGAGACTTCATCCAAGATACACCAGTCAAAGCAAACATGCGCTTCTGACCGTTGAAGTAGAATACGTGGCTCTGGAAGTTAACACTCTGAGTTTCCCAATACTGCAGTCCATCATCTGCCCGTGAGTTGCGAATCATGTTCGGCCCGCCTGAACTACTGATAGACCTCACCTCGGTTTGGAATATCTCGTTGCTCATTACAAGCCTAGCTATTTTATCGCTTACTGAGTTTTCACTAGAACCTAAAACACGTTCATAGAGTTTAGATGTTTCTTGCACCCGTTGAAACTCTATTTTATCTGCAAACTGTTGAGCTAGATTAGCAAAGCGTCCGTCTGTGGATTGCTTGTAATCTGCAATCTTCCTCTCTACTGTATCAGGTAAAGCCTTTAAAGACTCTAGCGACTCCTTCATAGCTTCTACGGCTGATGCACTAGCACCAGAAGAAGTTAAAGCCTCTTGTGCTTTTTGTTCTTGCGCGGCTATTGCTTGGTTGATTTTATCAACTTCTTTTTTAAAGTCGTCTTTAATCTGGTCAGCCCATTTGTTGCCAAATGTTCGTACCAACTCAATCCAATGCTCACCATCCCATGTATACATGATGTGGTAGCCTTCATGGTCTGGGTCTGGTTTGTACCACAAATCTCCGACTTTCACTTTATCAGTCGGGGGGTCTTCGCTCCTATACCAGTTACGGTTAAACCCTCCTGCACCATCTAGGAAGTCTAGCGCTCTCTTCTTAGAAAGCTCTACTGTGGAGTTTTGTAAGTCAGACTCCGATTGACTTTGTTGCAACTCTTTCAGACCGTCCGATTGGCTTATCTGATCACCTAGCTTAATCTCAATAACTTCATTTGAAAGTTTCTCTCGTTTGATTTCAAAAATACGTGTCTCATAGTCGATGTTCATATCTGGACGAACAACACGGACAGTATCTCCGATTTCACCTTTCAAGTATGCTGTGGTTGTAGAGAAAGTCACTTTAGGGTGAGCGTTTGCTATGAGGTAATCATAGGTCATTTGAATCAGTTCGTTAGGGTCGTCTGTATCAAAATCAACCTTACCAATCCTTGGCCTCATACCCGTATCTGATTTGATACCATACTTCTCAGTAAGTTCAGCAAGCTCTAAGTAAGGAACACCTTTAGCCTTGTTCAAAGGATTCTGTGGTTTTGTCCACACTAAATCCTTGAAATTTTTTTTGCGACTGTAACCGTTCCGCCTGTCGTCATTGGCTTCTGGAACAGAAACAATCTCAGAATTACCAAGGCCGATAACGGCTGTGTAAAACTCTGCTCGTTCTTCTTCCTTAATAATCTTTAGGGCATTATGACCGTAAGTAACCCGCTGTCCTGTTCTATCTCCTATGCGCTTCTTTAAATCGATGTACCGTGCGCCAATTTTGTTGTAACTAATTTCAACGAAGAATTGCATCTCCAGATTAAATTTGTCACACACACGGAGCAGGCCATCGAAAACAGATAGGAAATAAAAGGTCAGGTTCTTTTGTTCCGTTTCTGGTTTATAACGTAACTGCCAGTTTGTGTTTTGTAGTAAATACTCCGTAGCTTGTACAGCCGTAACTTGAGTGATTCTGCTATCTTCTACATAGCTCTTACGGAGTTCTTCTATACCAGACTGGACACAATCTAAATGGATTATATGGTCGTATGTTTGAACATTAGCGATAAAGAACAAATGATACTTGTAATATGCGTCCTCTTTTTGAATGGCTACATATGCAGATTCGGAAAGGACATCGTCTGGAATGTCTTCCATTTCAATTTCAAGACGGTCAGAAACATAATGCGTATCGGTTAACGTTTCAGAATGCTTAACAGAGATGAGAGCTGACTTTGGGACAATACGTATCAGTTCTTCTTTATGATTAAATAAATAAATCACTGTTTCTCATCCCTCCATTCAACCAATGTAATCACTAGGTTATCTCCTGTTACCCTTGTTCCGTCTCTCAGGAAGAATCTTTCTGGATCTGATAATCTAAACAACTCAGTTAGGATAGACCTTCCATCATACATAATAGTAATTTCATTCTCTAACCACTCTATCTTTAGCTTGTTCCCTGCTAGATAATTACCTTTAAGTGCGATAGTGTTATAACCAGTTCGAAGCGAAATTCTATCTGCATTAACAGAAACCGTTGCTTCTATTTTTGTAGGGAGAACCATTGAAGCATTTGTTAGTTGAATAAGACCTGTAGTTGAAGATTGTTTGTCTGACTGCATGTATGGATACGGAACAAACAAAGTGAAACTACCTTGTGCTAAGTAATTTGTTTGAGAGATGCTACCTGCATTTGTGAAATGTCCTTGGTAGCTATAGCCTTGAGTATCCGCAAAACGAATTGTAAGAACATCATCTTTTTTTAGAATCTTGTTCAGTTTCTCAAATGCTCCTCTTAGCTCTTCATTGCTATTGCAATCTAGGATATATTCCACTTCAAGCTCAATTGGTTTTTCTTGTAGAGAATTGACCCTAACACCAGCCCGTGCAGGAATGGTTGTTGTATTGATTTCACGACCAACCAATCCTCGGCCTGATACTTTTACTTGGCGATACTGAGGAATTGCGTCCATCAAGTCAACGCCATTTAGTGTGATATTGTCAGAAGGCTTAATTTTAGCCTTACTACTGTATACTGCTACCATTAAAACCTCCTATCAATAATAGTAGTTAAGCCGTGATTGGCTTTGTTGCGTGTGCGTGATATCTTCTACTAACTGACCGAACTCTCTTTGATTGATAATGACTTTCTGATTCCCCTTGCGTTCTAGTAACTCAATTACCTTGCCCAACATCTGAGCTTGCATATCAGAGAATTTAGCCATAATTTTTTCAAAACTTTCGGAGTCAGAAGACTGATTGTTGTTCGTTGTAACAGTTGTTGTTCTAACAGAATTTATCTTTTGGAAGAATGGAGAGTTCTCAGAGAATTTCTCGTAACCAATACCATCCTTGTAGTGAGGGAATAGCTTCTTTGTCATACTAGCCCGTAAGACTTTAGAACCTCGTGGTAGTGATAACATAACGTTACGCCCTTCAGGGATAAACGCTTCACCGCTCGGTAGTGTTACCAACTCACGATACAAAGGCCCGCTTTCGTCATTGACTACGGCCATACCGCCCTTGTGGTAGTTTGTACCTCGTTCATAACCAAACAGACGACCGACACTATTTACAACTCTATTCACTACTTCAGTAGCCGTGATGGTTGTATGCCAGAAGGTTGGGATAGAACGGATACTATTGCCTGCGGATAGTGCTGCACCAACAGCACTTGAAGCATCTGCTGTGATTGGTTTAGTTGGACTACCCAAGGCATTCCATTCACTTTGTTTATTAATGGCTGACTGTCCAGCATTAAGTGCATTAGATGAATCAGCAGTAATAGGCTTAGTCGGACTGCCTAGAGCGTTCCACTCGCTCTGTTTATTGATGGCCAATTGACCTTGAGAGGTTGCGTTTGAAGCGTCTGCTGTAATAGGTTTGGTAGGAACACCAAAGGAGTTGTATGCACCAAGAGCGCCTACACCTATTGCAGAACCTTCAACAGCGGAACTTGGATCTACTTTAATTTGTTTTACATCAGCGGGTGTTCCATTCCACTGTGCAAGTTTGTCAATGGTTAGTTGTGTATTTAATATCCCATTCTCTGGATTCACTTTTAAATCTTTAGGGAATGGATTTGTCGCATCCCATTCAGTAAGTGTCTGTGTAGATCGATTAACAGCATTACGAACTTCCGTATCTTTTGCGATAAGTTCTTTTTGTTGCGGAGTTAACAAATTCCAATTATCTAATGCGGACTTAGCAAGAGAAGCTTTACTCATAACTTCCTTGTTATCCATCAATAATTGTTTAACTTCAGCAGGCATACTGTTCCAAGTCTTCAAGTGACTTTCGCTATCGAAGATAGCTTGCAGTCCAGACTTACCATCCACGATCAACTTCTTCTCTTCAGGAGTCATTTCATTCCACTTGCCAGATTCAACTAACGCTTCCGCTATTGTTGCTCTAGCGTTGGTGGTGATGTTTGCGTTTTTTGCAATGAACTTGAATTTCTCCCAACCTTCAGCAGATTTAGTAGCTTCTCCAATCACTTCTTTTACATTTGATTTAACAGTAAATGTACCGTTTTTATCAATGTTCCCAACCAAGAGAGACCAAGCGTCATTGGCTTCTCTTGTGCTTTGAGACATATCTTTCGTATACTTGGCTAACATGCTGTGAGAATTACCAACCTTAGAAGATGCCTCAGACGCTTTCTTACCAATTTCTTCATAAGAAAGTCCGTATTCTTCCAACGTCTTCTTGGCTTCTTCCCAATAATTCCAACTTTGGCCAGTTCTTGCTTTCAGCTTCCAATCTAAAGCCTGCATGACTTCGTAATACTTCCCACCGATACGCTCCATAGTAGAAGAGTGTTCACTTTCCAAAGTAGCGAGTTTGGTATTATATTCTTTCTGTGTAAGAGCCTTTTCTTCCAATAGGAATTTAAGTTCTTCCTTAGATTTCTGATAATACTTATTCTCGGCTTTCATAGCTTCTTCTAGTGAAGCCTTACTTTGTTTAAGTTGCGTCTCGTTAAGTTGGTAGATTTCTCCATTCAAAGCTGTTAGGATTGCTGCTTGTTTCTTCTTGGAAAGGTGCATAACATCTAACTTGGCTTTGATCATTTCGTCCTGAGCATTCAAAACAATTTCTTTTTCTTCTGCTGAGAACTTGCTCACATCACCGTTGTGCCGTTGGTAAATCTCATTTACCTGATTCATCATGGCTGATGTGTTATCCACAACAGCTTGGTTGTGTTTTCTAGCGTTCTCTACTTGCTCTTCGCTTAGTCCCCACTTCTTGGCCAATTTTGAAACCTTGGCATCAGCTTCCGCTGCAGACTTAACAATACTGTCGTACATATCCTTAAAGGCTTTGCTTACCTTCTCAACACCATCTGCTTGATTCACAAAATCATTAATGGCGTTCTTGGATTCGTCAACCGTATTCTTGAATTGTCTAAGTTCTCTCCGCTCTGTATCACTAACTGCAACACCAAACTCTTCTGTAGCTTCTCTAGCTTTATCCTGTTGATAACTTAAATAAGCTAATCCACCAGCCAATAGAGCTACACCAGCAATAACAGCGCTTGTTGGATTGAACAGAGCTGTAAGCAATGAACCTTTGCTTGCTAGACCACCTACACTTTCCGCAGCAATTGAAGCAGAACTTCCAATCCCTGTGAAGGAAGAAGCGATTGAAGCTATACCTTCTGTAGATTTGAAAACTCCTATAGCAGATTTAATACTGCCTACAAACTTTGCTACTCCGCTTAGTGTTTTTCCAAGTGCACCAGTTAGCAAACTGAGAGCGCCTGTAAATGGACTGACTGCTGCTGCTGCAAGACCAAACTTAACAATCATCGTTTGAGTTTCTGGTGATAGCTCTTTAAACCAATCGATCACCTTGATTCCTTCTTTCAGGAAGTCATTGATAATCGGAAGCAGTTTAGAACCAATCTCAATACCCAATACTTCAAACTCTGCTTTGGCTTTCGCCAATTGATTTTGTGATGACTGCATCATTGTTTCAGCCATCCTTTTGGTTGCGCCGTGGGCGTTTTCAGTTTCTTTAGTCAGGTTACGCAAGGCGTCTCCGCCTTGTGCGATCAAAGCGTTGAAACCTGCTTGCCCTGTTTTACCTACTGCTTGAGAAAAAAGCGCTGCCTTTTGCGCACCAGTTAGACCCTCGGTGTTCTTGCGTGCTAAGTCTAAGACATCTGCAAGAGTGAGGTTTCCTGCTTTAAACTCATCAATAGAGATGCCCAGTTCATCAAATGCAGCTTTCTGTGATTTAGTAGGTTTTACCAAGGCTGTCAGTACGTTACGTAAGTTCGTACCAGCTTTTTCACCTTCGATACCACGTTGGGAAAGCAAACCGATCGCTGCTGCAGTTTCTTCTAAAGATATACCTGCGGTTGCAGCCATCGGGCCGACATATTCCATTGCCACACCGATACTAGAAAAGTCCGCTGCGGTCTTATTAGCTACGAATGTTAAGCTGTCTGTCACTCGTTGAGTATCTTCTGCTTTCAGGTTGAACTGTTCAAGAATTGCAGTAGTTGCGTGCATTACCGTTCCGAAGTGTTCACCAGAAGCTTTACTTGCTTCCAATACGTGAGGCATTGCCGCCATCGTTTGATTGGCGTCGTAACCCCTACGGATCATTTCAGTCATACCTTCGATGACTACATCAGTAGACAAACCATACTCGGTTGCGTACTTCTTAACAGAATCACTTAACTGCGTCATAACACCAGTCAGCTTAGTCGCTGGTACATCATCTGCAATCAGGGCTTGAATGGTCATCATGCCATTTTCAAACTCTGCTGCACTCTTGACTGCTGCACCAAAACCAATTGTTAAAGCAGCAGACATACCTCTTGTAGCAGAACTAATCCTTCCGAGGCCTTGGCTAATATTTGTCAACCCTTGCCCTGCTCGTGCAATAACACTATGCTGTGAATACTGCTCCTTAATAGCGTTAGCAAGCTCTCCACGGTAAGCGACTAACTTCGCTTGACCTTCTTGGTAGCTTTTAGCCAATCTGTAGGACTGGTCTGTTAGTTCTCCCGTTGCAGTTTTACTTCTCTCAAAGTCTTGGGCTAGCTTATTCTGATAAAGCGATTGTTGCTGGATAGCACCTTTTAAAGTGTTTATCTTATCACCGTATGCCCTGAAAGCTTCTGCCCCATTCTTGGCATACTTGATATGTGCATCACTGGTTCGGAGTTGCCTGTCATACGTTGCGATACTACGTTGAAAGGACTTTAGACTGTTACTTGATTCTGTTAGCTTTTGAGCAAAACCAGAATTGTCCAAGCCAAGGTGGACAACCATATTTCCTAATGGTGTTGCTATCTTAACCACCTCCTGTGCTCTTTATAAAGTCTTCCAATGACATGACTTCTTCTTTCTCTTCTTCCTCAATATCTGTATTTAATACAGCTATGAGGGTTTCAAAGTCTGTTTCCATAATGTCATTGATTGTAAATCCGCTACCGTTTGCGACAAGGCTTTTAACTAGTTTGAGGAATCTTTCTCTACCATCTGACGGGCTAACTCCTGTAGCTTTGGGTCTTCTTCTTTTCTCACTCCAATGGCTGTTAAGATGATATCGTCTACAGTTTCTTCAAGTTCCCATGCATTCAATCCATCAAGGATGGCTTTTGCTGTCACTTTCTTCGCTGAGAATAAAGAAGCGCAAAACTCAATTCTATCCATCAGATAATCTTTAGGAGAATAAGCTTCACCACTTTCTAGCTTTGCTTGTAAATCCCAAAATTCCAATACCTTGCGTGCAGGTACTTT